TAGCAACTTTAGGTTTAGGACCTTTTGGTGCTGAAGAAGGACTGGATTGTGGTGCAGTTTTATATTCTGGAAACGTATCCTCTAGAGTCTTTGCTACAGGACCCATAGCCGCTTCTACTGAACCAGCCATTTGGACTTCATTGTCCGTCATTTCTTTTTCGTGCCAATCTCCATCAGTCGCTTTACATCCATCTTCATTTCTATTAGTACCACCACCAGAACCTCCTGTGCACCATCCTACTTTATGTACTTTTGCTACAGGAGATTTAGTTTTATCTTCAGCTACTGCCTTGTATTCTACGTCCTTTATGTTAGCGTTAAATCTTTCATTTTTATCGGAAAATGGAGTCTCACCCTTCTCCAAATCTTTTGAAAAATCAGACTTAGGTTTAGGTATCTCATTTCCTTGAGTATCTTCTGTAGGATACTCTGGATCATTTGGTGATACCCAGCCTACTCCAGGAACATATTCTGGGTCTGTTGTGTCATATCCTCCTGTAGGAGATGCCGCATTATTTGCCGCAACTACATCTGTTCCTTTAGGTAATGAATCAGAAATTTGAGTGGGAGTGGCTTGTCCCGCTTGTGGCATTTGACGCATTTTAGGTACATCAACAACTGTTCCGGGAGGTTTTACTAATTCGTCTCCAAGAGATGGAGCTTCGACTGCGGGTGGCGTTTGTCCAGTAGCTGCCGCGTATAACGTCATAATGTCTTGCATCACTGGACCCGTTACATTCTCTAACATTCGATTAGAGTTGACTAACGCACAAGGGTCGGAAGTGGCTAATTTAGCGAATGCGGCCCATTGAGCGAGTTTATTCAGAACGTTTGCTAGAGCGGCGAGGTCTTCTCCAATAAGATCATTAATCTTACCCATCAACTCGGAACACATATTGTTGAAATCGGACGTAAGACCTCTAATCGTTTCGCACTCTGCTAGTAGATTGGATACGGCTGAAGCGTTGGTGATACCCTTAACTAGATTCTTAGATCGTTTATTTAACTGTGGTAGATCACCCATTCCATTGGCATCATCAATCGCTCCCTCAGATTCAAGCAAGGTAGCGAATCCAGAGGCACACTCAAGGGCTTCATCAAATTGACCTAATGCTTTAGTTAGTTCTCGTCCTGCTTGCTGTATACCGGAGTTCCGTATGAAGTCACGAGTAGCGGCAAGAAAGGCATCTTGCAGAAAGTCCCCACAAGAAGTAAACGCATCGGAGACACCCTGAACTTCCTGAAGCGTATCCCATATCTCTTCACCTTGAGCCCCTGGATAAGCCGCTTTGACGGCTACTTCATTCATACCCTCTTCACCAGTGATATCCAGGGATTTGCCGTCGCTCTTCATCTTTTTAGCTTTGGGAGACGAAGGTGATTCGAGCATTCCACCGACACCACCCATCGCGGCAGCGGGATTAGCAAACGTTCCTGTTCCTGTTGCTCCTGATATTACACTACTTGGATTCATTTTTTATTCTCTTAATTTAATTTTAATCCAGCCCCTTTAACCCAGTTCACAGCACCAGCTTCTGTAGTTATTCCAGCTCCAGAGGTGATCGTGCAGTCATCAGTCGAGTCTATATTACAAGCTCCTCCAGCATCTATGTTTACATCTCCTCCAATAGATTTGAAAGTTATATCATTTTTGGCTTCAAAAGTCAATTCACCTTCTACTTTGAACGTGACATCCCCGGTTACCGTAATATTCTCATCACCCGCTACTATATGATAATTGTCCATAATAACGTTTACTGTACGTGTCCCATCTGGTCCTATCTCTTCCCACGTACCCGATTTATGATACCTCATAAGTCGTTCAGCACCTGGTGTATCGTCCCATTCTTCTACGTGACCGCTCTCGCTTGCTCTTACGTGATTAAATGGATACTGGGCGGCGTAATTGTCCATTGGTAATCCTGGCTCCTCTTTAGATGCACCACCTCCAGCATCTGGTGGTCCTTCAAAATCTACTACTGCCCGCCTATGAGTATCGGGTTCCATTAAATGAGTTGCTTTAGGATATATCCCGTTTGGATCGTTAAAACCTGTCTTCGCTGGTGCTTTCATTGGATATCCACCTAGAGTACCCATCATTATAGGATCTTGACAGGCTTCACCATCTCTGAAGAATCCTACCACCCACGTACCTTCTACGGGACCAAGTGGAGTCGTACCTATTCCATTCATCGCGGCACTCGTAATTGGTTGCATTGGATATGCCCAGGGTAGATCAGGTGTAGGAATACCCTCATCAATACCTTGCTCCATTTTGTCTGTATGCAGTCCAGCTATTCGTACTTTGCATCTTCCCAGTTTCATCGGATCACGTCTATCCTCTACGACACCCGTAAACCAAATAAAACCATCAAATCCCATAAATTGCATAATTTATCCTCGTTCTGCGATTACTAAGTCTGGATCTCCGAAGAAACCATCTTTCATACACTCTAATGTCATTGTATATCCACTATTAGATATCTTATGATGTATTGCTGTGACTAACCATTTTCCAGTCATATACTGATCCTCGGGCACATCGTGAGCGCGGATATGAGTTGGTATCCGAAGCATTACTACATCACCAGCCCAAGTGTTTGTATCACCAGGAACATCAAATTTAATGGTGTTTGCCCTCATTTGTGTTTTCTTCATATCATACAAAGGATAATGACTATTTTCTCCCTTATCGTGAATAGCATAAAGATAATTACTACTCATAAAACCAGTTTTTTGCCATACATTATAGTCTGCGAATGGAGCACTAGGTGGTCCATTAAGACCAATACCCTCTGCCATTATAGGATCTTTCTCACCATCGTATTCTACTTCATATGGGGCTAATGATTTTTCAATAATATTATGAGTCAATATCGATGATCCATACTGACCATTTACTTGTCCAGCAGATATATTAAATCGAGACTGCTCTGTATATTTCTCCATAAGCCCATTATCAACTGAAAACCCATCACCTCCCTCAGCAATTTTTAAGGGCATATCTTTCAAAGTAAATACCCTCATTATGTCTCCGTCTTTTAATTCGTCCAGAGTTACAAATTTAAATCCATCATTATTTTCAAAGAAGAGATAATTGGACGCTCCATCAGCAGATACGGAGTTTTTAGTAAGAAAATTTATTAACTGAAAAGGATTCCAATTTGGTACCACCATATTCTTTTCGTGAAGGGAAGGAGATACCGTAAAGTCAGTCCATAAGGAGTCACCAAATTCCAGAATACTCGTACCTACATATTCTGCTATCTCTGATGCCGTCATTTTCTGAAATGAACGACTTATTTTTTTTTGATTATTAATAAAGATATAAGGAGATGATATTCCTATATTATAGATTGTAGATTTTGAATTCTTTAATCCAGTTGATATAGAATCAATTTTGAATTCCTTTTCGAGATTGGAAGTTTTTGGCGAAGCCGTATTCGGAGTAAGTATCTCAAAATGAAATTCTTCTAGTCCAGAGCCAACAATACCATTAGCTTCAACCATACCAGTCCCATCATCAATCATTATGTTACCAAACATACAATTATTGTATATCGACTCCCAGATACTCAATTGCTTGATGATGCCACTTAATTCTCCACTATCACCTTTGTAGTTAGTGAACTCGCAATTCCAATCAGAGATCGTTTTAGGATCTAATGTATCAAACGTTTCAGCCATAATATATTATATCTCTTGATATTGTTGTTTAGTATCTTTCATCCATTTTGTAAATTCGTCTGCCAGTTCGGGCACGTGGGTAGACTTGAGCAACATAATATGCCTCAATTTATCATTTAAATATATTTCCCATTCTAAATTAGTGACGGGTACTCTATCTTCCTCTACAGATTGTACAGGATACTGAACATATTCAGAATCTTCATAATGATGGACATCGGTTATATCATCATAAATTTTGTTGGCATAAGCATAGACTTCTGTTTCTCTTTTCACCCAATCATAAAATGGATCAATCACTTTATTTATTGCACATACAATCCACCAATAGTCTTGAGTTCCATAATACTGTTCTGCCACCTTTTCGGGTGTAGCAGTTTCATCAATCCTTACCGAATAATACATAGTAGCATATTTTTCTACCGTTTTCAGCATATCTAATCTATGGGTGATATCAGTTATACTTACTCCATTATAAGACATTTGCGGAAGTATTTTTGTATATTTAGCCATTAGTAACCTCCAACCGCACTAAGATCACCTTGTGTAATGATTGCATTTTCTTTAAGGGCTACTGTTAATTGAGTTTCAATTGGAGCTCCATCTTCATAAGCATTCCACACTCCAGTTGGTGTATAGTTAACCTCTACTGATTGAATAAAAGAATCTTTTATTTGAAATAGATGGGGATTGATTTGAGGTCCATACCAGAATTCTACATTGACTGTTACGGGTATACCTAATCTACCTATATTTCTCAGAGAATCCGTAGCACCCTCGAGGGCACTGGTAGCATTTCCTTTTCCGCCCTCTTCTCCTGCCTTTTCAATACTCTTTCCAGCATCTTTATGTGCCGCATTTGAAGTAGTAGGACCTACTTCTCCGCCCAGAAGTCCTTTAACTACAGGAGACGAGAATTTTTTAAAAGCAAAACAAACTGTTTCAATCGCTTTTTGTTCTTCTCTATCTTTAGGAATCATTCTCCAAGATAAAGTGTGTTCTCTTAATGAGGCGCCATCATACACTAACCCCATCTGTTGATTCAGTATTGAACCCATACCCATTTTACCAGAACTATTTACGTTGGCTATATCTGAAGCGACTTGTGCGGCTTCATTTAATGTGCCTGCACCAACTCCTGCGCCTTGTCCCAATATGCCTGCACCAATACCATTGCTGCCGTGTACGGTAGGAGATCCCGAATTAACCATCATATTATCTGCATCCGAATATCTCTGATTATAGTTAGTAACAAGAGCAAGTGGCATAGGTAGCCAAATATTGGCAACAGAGTCTTTACCCAATCTGTGATTCTGTCCCTTTATTACTTCTTTTTCACCTGCTTCCGGAACCCAAGAATTGATTATTAATCTTGTCCAAAAATTTCCTGCTGATATATCTTCTAGTGGGAATTTAAATACTTTAACACCATCACCCTTAGGAATGTCCGAAGGATCAGGTTTAAACGTGAACATCTTATGGCCTGAATCAGATATACTACTACTAACATCATCGATTGCAATTGCTGTTCCGTGAGAACCAATATTAGGTCCCGATCTCCCCTTTTTTACTGCCATATGTCCTTCTCTCTGTTTAATAACTCTTTCAACTATTTATATAAATAGTTGAGATGGCTTATAAGGGAAAATACAAAGTTAAGAATCGCTCAAAATACGTTGGGGCAGTTGACAACGTAGTATACCGTTCGTCCTGGGAAAGACGTTTTATGGTCTACGCTGATAACAATAAAAATATAATCAAGTGGAATAGCGAGGAGCTGGTAATACCATATGTCAGCCCACTCGATGGAAGAACACATAAATATTTTCCTGATTTCTGGATTCAGATACTCGAACATAGTGGTAAGATTGTTACTTCAGTAATAGAAGTTAAACCCAAAACACAATGTCAACCCCCTAAAATGGGCAAAACTGCGAAATCTAAATATCGTTATTTAAGAGAAATGAAGACGTGGAAAGTAAATGAAGCGAAGTGGGAACACTGCCAAGAATTTTGTGATGATAAAAAATGGCAGTTTAAAATACTCACAGAAGATCAATTGGTAAAGTAATATGGCTGTAAAGATCGCAAAGAAATTAATTAGTGTCGCAAAAGGCACCGAAAGGGTCGCCTCTGATGGACGTAAGTATCGTTGGTTAGGAGGACAATGGGGTAAAATAGAAAAGTCTGGTAGGACAAGTCAAATGGCACGAAGGGCTATTGGTGCCGAATTAACTGCTTCTGCGATGTCTGGTAAAAAAGGATCAAAAGCAAAACAAGCGAAGAAGTCGGCAGAGTGGTTTAAACAGAAAGTTGGTGAATCTGCAAAAAATTTCAAAAAGAAAGCAGTCCTGAAACCAGGGAAGATGTTTACTTTTGGATATGATGCCAAATTTAAAGATATTCTACCATATTGGGATAAATTTCCTCTTATTATTGTGCTTGATGTGTATAAAGGAGGCTTTCTTGGACTCAACTTTCATTATGTATCTCCTATAGAGAGAATGAAATTTTTATCAAAGATTATGAAATTCGCCTCTCAAAGTGGAGAAGTGGAAGATATGACCGACAAAGCAAGGTTCGATGTCTCTTGGGCAGCGGTACGAAATATTAGAGGAGCTGACAAGATGATACATAAATACTTATATGGGCACGTAAAAACAAGTCTATTAGAAGCACCTCCTAATGAATGGGAGAATGCTATATTTCTACCATATCAAAAATTTGTTGGTGCCACTGCAAAATCAGTTTGGAGTAAATAATGCAAGTATCAGATTTTAACAGTATACTAGGTAAAACCGGAGATTTCGCTAGAAATAATTTATATTCTATAGAAATCTATATGCCTCGTGGACACGATGGAATGGGGATGACGGACAGCAAAGAGCCGGGTCTCTTAGGAAAATTCTATACTGGAGCAGACGAAGAAAAGGGAGGTTCATTTTTTCTTTCATATAAAGCAAAACAAGTATCAATTCCTGGTAAAACTTTAGGTACAATAGATGCCAAGCGATTTGGTCCTATCTTTAAAGTAGCGAATGATTTGATTGTGGACACAACGACTATGACATTTATGTGTGGAGAGGATTATGCAGAACATAGATTTTTTGATGGATGGATATCTGCTGTTGTGGGACAAGTTAAACACGGCACTGGAGTATCCGATAACAGTCCCAAAATCGATCATAGACAAGTATATACCTTAAGTTATTATAACGATTATATTGGACAGGTTAGAATTATTCCTCTCGATAGACAAGGTGGAGCTATTGCGAATATCGTTTTGCTGGAAGCATATCCAACAAATGTTGGACCAATAGAATATACTTGGAGTAGTGAAGGAGAGATAGCACAATTTACAGTAACTTGGGCATTTAGAGATTGGAATCATACTGATCCAGAACAAGGATGGTGGGCTGATTCAAATGAAGTCGCAACGGGCTCGGTAACAGAACCTCCGGAAAAGAAAGTACATCCGGCCGAGCGATAATGGGAATAGACGTTTATTCCCCGCATTGATAATATAATTGTTTATAGGAGATAATATTATGGCATTACCAAAAATCGAAACGCCGATATATAGTTTAAAATTACCATCGGACCAAAAACAGACTGTGTCCTACAGACCATTTCTCGTGAAAGAAGAAAAGATTCTTTTAACAGCAATGGAAGGAGCAAAGGAATTAAAGGGACAAGCGTTTCAGAGTATAGTAAGAGATGTGATTTTGAGGATCATTAAAAATTGTACTGATGGAAAGATAGATGGAACTAAATTACCAGCATTTGATATTGATTTTTTGTTCTTAAATATTAGGGCAAAGAGTCGCGGCGAAATAATTGAGCCATCATTTACTTGTAATCAAGAAAATAAAAAGGGAGAGGTCTGTGGACACGTAGAGAAATATAAAATTAAGATTGATGAAATCAAAATTGATTTTCCTGATAAAGATTATTCAAAGATAATGGTGACAGAAGATGTTGGAATTCAATTAAAGTATATGTCTACTGAAGAAATGAAGATCCACGATGCCGAAGATGACGCCATTGAAAAAATGTTTAAAATCATTGTTGATTCAATAGATTATATATTTGATGCCGAGAGTGTTTATAAGGGTAAAGAATCATCAAAGGCTGAGTTGACTACATTTGTAGAGAATTTAAACGCAGAAGCATTTGATCATATTAAAGAATTTTTTAGTCATCAACCAAAATTAAAACACGATATTGATTATAAATGCTCAAAGTGTGGACATAGAGAACCGGTCGTATTGGAGGGGCTGGAAGATTTTTTCGGCTTTGCATAAGTTACGATACGTTGGTCAATCACTACAAGACCAACTTCCAACTTATGCAACATCACAATTATAGTCTGTATGATTTAGAAAATATGATGCCATACGAAAGAGAAATTTACGTTTCACTTTTAGCAGACTGGCTCAGAGAAGAAAAAGAAAGACACGAACAGATTAAAAATAGGTAGCGGATGATAGATGTTAATAGATTTATAATGTTATTGAAACAGACGAAATTGGTGCCAGCGCCTAAGATTAATGAGATAAAAACAATAGTTAAGAAAATGAACAAAGGACAAAGACTCAATATTAAACAAAAAGAAATTTATAATGATATCGCAACACGAGCCTCAGTAGATCCAATGACAAATAATTTAGCTATATTTGCCCTGACCAAAGGAGCATTGAAAAGAGAAAATCAATGATTAGTTTAACAGATA